TTCATGTAGAGTAGGCAAGTGCCGCCGTGCATTGTTTCCAATGTCGGTTTGCACAAGCCTCTCCCCAAACCGTGCTTACACCTCTCGATGTACACGGCTTTCCATTTACACTATGACGAATGATGGATTTTCTTATGGCATTCTTTACAAACAACAAGTGTTTTCCGCTTTCTTGCAATCATCGCCATTTCCCATTGCTCCTTACCTTTGAGGTTTTTCATCTTGTTGATGTGATGAATTTCAAAAGCAATGCCATCACCTTCCGCACCGCATAATTCACATTTACAAGCCTTCAACCTGGCTTCAAGAGAATTTCTTGTGTTGAAATGGATATGGTTCTTCACCGTATCAATGCTTGGTTCGTCAAAGACAGTTCCTCGTTTGAAGTCCGAGAATTTCACAATCATCATGCGCTTTTTCTCTTTCTTCGTTTTATAAGGAATGCCCCACGACTTTCCGCACTTGAATATCCTCTTTATGCCTGATATTCTGGTTTTATGCTTCTTAGCAAGTGTTTTCAGACAGCTGTATTCCATCAGATAAACGAAATACGTCAGCTTTGAGAAATTACTGGCTATGCAGTAATAATTACAGATTCCACGAGTCTGCGAGTTATAGGTATCTACAATTTCAAGGTCAGTAAGACCCGCCATTGAGTTTCTTTGCCATGGGATGAGTTTGCCGTCCTTACCTTGAATGACAATCTCACGGTCGTACATGAACTTCTCAATCCGCTCCATGGGAATAAGCAATTCCACAGAGTTATTAAGCGTCCGCTGTAAAACCCCATTGGTTTTCCTTTTGGATTCCTGACATCTGCGCACGTTGATGTCATATCCGAGAAAATGAGCATTGCCGGAACTGTGCGTGATTTTTGTTTTCTCGTCAGACAATTCCAGTTTTAATCTTGTTGCCACAAACAACGTAAGCTCCTGCTTTATACGCTCCGCATCCTCACGGCTTCCGCTGACACCGATAATAAAATCATCAGCATAGCGTACATAGGCGATTTTCTTGTCGGAAGCGTCCTTGTATGGCAATCTGCGCTTTTCCACTTCAAGCTTATGAATCTGTTTTAACAGTTCTTTCTTTTCCGCTTCATCAACGCATTCGCCGTAACGCTTTTGCAATTTGACAATTCCTCTCACCTTTTTGCCGTATGCAGGTGTATAGGCATAATCAGCAGGCGCATTAAATTCTTTCTGCATGGCTTCTACTTTCTTGTCCAACTCATGCAGATATATATTTGCAAGAATCGGGGAAAGAATGCCGCCCTGCGGAGTTCCGCTGTATGTCTTGTGGTACTCCCAATTTTCCATGTAGCCCGCTTTCAGAAACTTTCCTATCAGATTTATGAACTTGCTGTCCTTAATCTTCTCAGAAAGCAGATTCAGCAGAACCGTGTGGTCAATGTTGTCAAAGCATCCCTTAATGTCTCCCTCGACAAACCATTTCGTACTGCGGAAAGAACGGCTGATTTCTTTCAGCGCTGAGTGACAGCTTCTATTCGGTCTGAATCCGTGCGAATGAGTACTGAAAACAGGCTCATAGATTACTTCAAGTATCTGCCGTATCGCATCCTGTATCAGTTTGTCTCTGAATGACGGAATACCTAATGGACGCATTTTTCCGTTGCGCTTAGGAATGTAGACACGTTTTACCGCTTTTGGCTCATAGGTTTGGTTTTTCAGTTCATCAATAATCTGATTCACATATTCCTTTCCAAAACCGTCAGCCGTATCATTGTCCACACCCTCAGTTCCTGCGCCCTTGTTTGCGTAAAGGTTCTTGTATGCGGTCATGTAAATATCCTCTCGCAAAAGATACCTATAGAGCCGCGTGTAGATACCGTCTGAATGCTCTTCAGAATTTCTGTACATTCGTTCTAAAATTTCAGATGTTGGTTTCATTGAGGTTTCTCCTCCCTTTCACCTTTCCTTTTAGAGTTGCATAAGCTGCGTTCCTTCGCCATGTAAGAGCTATTAACTCTCTCGGACTACTACGAACGCTCCGTACCCATGGGCGGTATTCAAGTCCTATAGACTATAGCCTTTCGGCATCCGCCTTTAGGGTATCCCCAGTTAGCGTCATTGCTTGGTATGCTCGAATTATCGGTTCCGCTTTAGACTCTTTAACACAGGTTCTCCTGCTCGTGCCGTGACATTCGCAATCATGCCGCCTTTGAAGGATGTAAAGACAGTCAGTCACGGAATGGGTAACAGGCTAATTTCCCAATTCCCCTCGGAAATGGACACTCAAGTCTCACGTTCAGTAGATACCTTAAACCTCATATCCGATTGTTGTGGCGGTTCAGTCGTACCCTTTAGCCTTTGAGTAACTTACCGCTTTCCTGTCGTGCTATGTTCCCGTATCAGCTTTCACTTTGCGGTAAGACAGGTCAACTCACCCATGATTGTGGGTGGTAGTACCAAACACTACTATCAATGACGCCCATCTGGGCGCACGCCTTCTTCCAGCACAGCTACCTTGTGGGCATTGCCCGTCCCCCGGTAGACGGCATTCCACGAATCCCGGACTTTGGCCGGGTCCTTCAGAACGCCGGGATGTTCCAGCACCCCGCTGGGACTGGCCCCGTTGGCAAAGAATGACGCCCCGTATTCCTCGCAGGCCATGGTCATGCCCACGGCATTGCGGGCCATGGCAATGGGCGAATAGCCGACCAGTCCGTCAAAGCCAAGGCCGGGGATATGCAGCACTTCTTCCTTCCGGAGTGCCACCTGCCCGTACGGCTTGATGTTCGGATTCTCGTCTCCCGTCTTGGTGTACAGATAGAAAATCCGTCCCCGGTCATCCCGGCAGACGGTCATCTTGTCCGGCCGCAGCGGATAGAGCCCCTGCACCCGACCCAGGCGGTCACGGATGATCTGGGCGTAGGCATTGCCCCAGATGAGCAGATGGCTCATGAGCGTTTCCCGGAAGATGAACGACGTCATCTCCGGGTTCGGCTCATCATGGAGCAGATGATACAGCGGATGGTCATAGACCCGCTCCTTGCCGCCAGGCGTGTAACGGTACAGCTGGAGCGGCAGGGCTGCCAGGGTTTCCGCCAGGATGCGGACGCAGGCATACACCGCCGTTGTCTGCATGGCTGTGAACTCGTTCACCGTCTTGCCACTGGCAGAAGGGCCGAACAGATAACGGAAATCCGTGCCGATATAATAGTTCTGCGGCTTGTCCCGGGTACGGAACAGGCTGGATAAAAAAGGGATGTGCATGGAAACCTCCTATTGCTCTATCGACAAATTTATGATATTTTCAAATTACGAAAGGAATGATGCCCAATGAAAAAATATCTATCTTATCTTGCCGTATGTTTTATCTTTTGCTTTTCACTTTGGCTTTTCCCACAATCTGCCGAAGCCACTGACATCTGGGCATATACTGCCACTCCTCAGGATGGTAACTACCAAGCCTATGTTGTCAGTGAATCAATTCAATGGAACAGCGACTATTCAAAAATAACTTGTGCTGTAAAACAAGTAAAAGATGGTTCTGTCCAAAAAGTAGTGTTCTGGAATTTTGACAGGCTATCTGATGAATGGCGATATCAAACCTCTACAATGCAAAAGCCCAATTCATCCGGTCATACCAATCGTGTATATCCTAATAGCTGGGGAGCCTATATTCTTAAAATCTGCATAGATTATTTACGTTAATCAAAATGCAATAACGCCCCGTTCATCATAGACACTGCCGCTACCAGTCCCGTTGCGGATGCAGCGGTCCAGTGCCATGATGGACGCCACGATTCCGTCGATCTTTTCGACGGATTTTTCTTTGTCCGGCTTGATATTCCCCGCCGGGTCCTGCCGCATGACCACGTTGCCGGCCATCCATCTGAGGACGGGATTGCCGCCATGGATGATGTTCCCTTCCATCAGGAGCTTGAACAGCTCCTTCGACGGTGGCGACATATCCTTGAACCCCTGGCCGAACGGTACCATGGTGAAGCCCATATCTTCCAGGTTCTGCACCATCTGGGTGGCGTTCCACCTGTCATAGGCGATTTCCCGTATGTGGTACGTTTCCCCCAGGCGTTCGATGAACTTCTCGATGAAGCCGTAATGGATGACGTTCCCTTCCGTCGTCTGGATGAAGCCCTGCTTCTGCCAGACGTCGTAGAGGACATGGTCCCGGCGGCACCGCAGTTCCAGCGTGTCTTCCGGTAGCCAGAAGAAAGGCAGCAGGATGTATTTCTCATCATCGCTCCGTGGCGGGAAAGCCAGTACCAGGGCCGTGATATCCGATGTGCTGGACAAGTCCAGCCCGCCGTAGCACATCCGTCCCCGCAGGGAATCCAGGTCAATGGGAAGGCTCCCCTTGTCGTAGAC